CCATCGCAGCCACGGGCGAGACGGGTCGTGAGGCGGCTCTCCTCCAAAGCCGCCACGAGCAGACCCTCGCCGCACTCGAAAAACTCGACAAGGATCAACTCATCCTCGTCGAGCAGATGAAGGCGGAGGATGCGAAGGCTGCGGAGCGTGAAGCCGAGGCGGTCAACGATGTCCCCGTTTGGGCGCAGAAGATCATCGACACCTACAACACGACCTCCTCCACACTCAAGGACATGTTCTCGGGCATCTTCAGGAAGGAAGAGGGATGGTTCAAGACGATCATCCTCATCCTGAGCGTGACCATCGGTGCGGCTGTCGGCTACATCTACACCTACATTCAGAAGGTCTTCAACGCAGTCAAGTGGCTTTCGGGCGGCATTCCCGTGCTAGGACGGCTCGTATCCGATCTCGGGGCGGGTGTCGGCGGCTTGGTCGGGCGCATCGGTTCGGCGTTCCTGTCGGCGGAAAAGGGATTGATGGGACTCGTCAAGGGCATTCCCATCATCGGACAGTTCTTCTCCTTCTTCCCCCGTGTCCTGAGCGCACTCCGTGTCGGCTTCAACTTCGTGGGCAAGTTCTTCTGGCCGCTGCAAATCCTCATCTCGACCATCGACGGCATCATCGGTGCGTTCAAGGGATTCAGGCAGTTGGGCATCAAGGGTGCCATCATCGGTGCGGTGTCGCAGATCGTCAGCGGACTCACCTTCGGTCTGCTCGACTTCCAAAGGGTGTTCGACTTCCTCAACGATGCGTTCGGAGGCTTGGTCGATGTCTTCGTGAAGTTCGCCAAGCAGACCTATAACCTCATCATCAAGCCGTTCGTTGATGCCTTCCACAACATCGTGGAGATATTCCAAGGCGGCGGCAACCTCTTCTCGAAGGTGCTGAAGTCGGCGGTCGAGGTGTTCCTCGCCGTGGTCAAGTTCCTCGTCGGAAGGATCGTGCAGACCTTCGTTCAGATTCCCGTGCTTCTCCTGAATGCGGTGGGGTATGTCCTCAAGTTCGTCATCGTGGACATCCCGAAGATGCTCTACGATGCCGCCACATGGGTCTACGAGTGGATAACTAGCGGGGTATGGCTCGACGATCTCCTGTCGTTCGGGACATGGCTCAACGACAAGTTGGTCGGCTTCTTCACAGACATCATCAACTCCATTGCGGATGCGTTGGGCGAGATTCCGATAGTCGGTTCGCACATCAAGGCTGCGCTCGGCGGAGGCACCCCTGTTGCCGCACCACAGGCATCGACCCCCCGAATCGCCACAATCGCCACCACGCCCTCGGGAGGGGTGCAGGTAGCCGCCATGACCGCCCCGATGGCGTTCGGGGCACCCGCCCTCATGGGAGCCGCCACGACTGCCTCGACGGCACAGTACCTCGCCAACAACCGCAGCATGGGTTCCGTGGTGAATGCGCCGACCACGAACATCGTGGGTGGGGGTGGCGGGGGCGGTGACGGCGCAGTCCTCATGCCCCGCACAAGCCGCAACAACGATCCCACCTTCAGGGCGTTGCTGTTCCAAGAGGCTCCCGCCCTATAACGGGAATCTTGGAAATCCGTGTTCGGAGCGTTTCACTCTCCTATTCCATAAGCGACCTTATGGGTAAGGAGATTGACCATGCGCAACGGAACCCACAATCAGGTTGACAGGCACGACGAGATCATGGGCGGCGACCTCACGAAGATGTCCGAGATCGAACTCGGACGGGCGGTCGAGACGCTCATCAACCGCTACATCCCCAACATGGTCGCCGTCATGGCGCATCCCTACGACATTATCCGCTACCGTCAGCGTCTCGTAGCGGCGATGGCGGAACTCGCCGTGCGTCAGAACGAGGCTTGCGCCAAGTACGCCTCCCATCCCTGTTTCCGCTGATTTCGCTTGACTTCCCATGCCTGTAAATTACCTTTTCAGTAAGGAGATTCAGCCATGACCACCAAGACCGTCACCCCCGCCACCCTCCGCACCGAAGCCGCCAAGCAGAAGGTCGGCAAGCCGATGCGGTTCGGCATCGAATACTCGTGGTACAACGCCGACAACCTCGACAACGCCATCCTTGAGCGTCAGCAGTCTGCGATCAAGTGGCGCATCGACCTCGCCACCGCTATGGAGACTGAGGGCGTGACCAAGGTCAAGGTCAAGACCGTGCGTTATCGCTCGACCTACTCGTCCATGTGGATCACCGCCACCCTGTACCTCTACACGGACGGCTCGGTGTTCCGCACCCGCCACAAGGTGAACGGCAAGCAGGAACTCCGCCTCGGCACGGAGTGGATGCAGCGGGTCGAGAGCGGCGAGATCGTCGTCGCCAAGTAAAGCAACAACCCCCCGAAAGGGGGGCTGTCGTTCGGTCGCATCGGGGATCGGGGATCAGTCTTCGTCCTCTGCAAGACGCTTGAAGTAGGCGAGGGCATCGTCATCATCGTCACCCTTCGCCGCCTTGGCGGGAGCGGAAGACTTCTTGGCGGCGGCGGGGACATCGTTCGCAAGCCGCTGCGACATGGTGCGGAAGTCCTCGGGCTGCGCCTCCTCGGCACGGACAGCCCCGCCCTCGACCACGCCGCCCTTGAGGACGGTGCCGAGTCGTGCGGAGAGGTCTTCGTAGGACTTGAACTGATCGGCGGCGACGAACGGAAGCAGCGGGTGCTGCGACTTCCACAGGGCTTCGAGTTTCTTGTCATCGCCGTCGAAGAGTTCGGACTGCGCTTGGAAGACGGACTTCTCGTAGGAGACATAGCCCGACTCAAGGTGCGCCTTCAACTTGAAGTTGGCACCCTTCCACAGGTCGAACGGGTTGAACTTCGGCTCGTCGGGAGTCGTGGGGTTCATCGCCTCCTGCAACTTGTCGAAAATCTTCTTGCCGAACTTGAACAGGAAGACCTTGCCGTCGTTGGCGGTGTTGGCGGGGTCGCTGACCACGAGGATGTTGGCGATGTACGACAACTTCCTCTTGCGGTCACGGGCGATCTGCTTGTTCGACTCCATGCCGCTCGACCACAGTTCGTTGTTCGCCTCGCAGATGGGGCACTTCTTGCCGATGGTGGTGGGGCAGTTCTCAATGAGCCACCCGCCCTTGCCTTGGAAGCCGTGCGAGAACACACGCACCCACGGCACATCCTCTCCCTCGACGGCGGGGAGGAAGCGGATGACTGCGTAGCCGTTCTGCGCCTTGTCACGGGTCAGCGACCACATGCGGTCGTCGTCGTAGCCCTTGCTCGACAACTTCTCAATCTCCTTCGACAGACGGTCGATGGAGGACTGCGAACTCTTCTTCAGACTTGCGAATCCCGACATATCTCGTATCTCCTTGTTTCGTATGGGTTCATGTCTCACTCAAGCGGCAGTCTTGACTTCCGACCGCCCTTGAGCATGTTGCGTTGCTCGAACTCCGCCTTGAGGCGTTCCTTGATGGGCTTCGACACCAACTTCGCCACCGAATCGGGTTCGATCCCGTGCTTGTCGCACAGTTCGATGATGGCATCAATGACCGAGGCATCCTTCCGCTTGAGGCAGATCGCCTCGACCTCACGGGCGAAAGTCTCCTCAATCTTCAGTATCGACCCCATCACCCCATCCTTTCGTCGCCATCTTCCTCGGTCATGGAGATCGGCATCGTGTCCACCGTCTCCACCCACCGCATCAAGCCCCGCTCGAACTCCTCGGTGGTGAGGAGGACGGCGATCTGCTCACCACGCTCCGTCATAAAGCGGATGCAATGAAGACGCTCGGGTTGGGCGGGATTGGGAACATTCGGCAGGGGAGGCAGGGCAGTCGCTTTGCCGAACAGCGCACGGAACAGGTCACGGAGCCACCTCATTGGCTACCTCCCTGATCCTGTTCGCCACGCCCTGCACCTCGGTGAAGTCGTGCTTCTTCCAATAGTCCTCAATGACCTTGGAAAGACCCTCACGGTGGTCGATGCGATCCTCCACGAACTCCTGCACGGAGCCGTCGTCGCAAGCGATCAGGACAACGAGGGTTTCGATCTTCTCGCCCGTGCGCTCCTCCCACATGTATGAGTATGCGGCGGCTTGGTGGAAGTAGTTGGTGATCCACTCCCGCCTCTTGGGCTTGCCCGAGGTCTTGAAGTCGATGATGGACGGACATCGGTCGTAGTCACCGATGCAGTCGGTGCGCCCCGCAAGCATCATCACATCCGACCACAGGGACTTCTCAATCGCATGGATGCGACCGATCCGCTTGAGGTACGGGAGGAGAGGATCGAAGTGCCACCGCTCGTCAAGGGTCGTCGGGGTCTTCCCGAGCATCAACCAATCCTCGACAACCCTGTGCAGTCGGTTGCCTCGTTCGATGGCGGCTTGCGAAACCTTGGCGTTATCGGGATTCTTGCGCCATTCAGCCCACCTCTCCGCATCCCGATGGTTCACCACCGTGGTCACGGAGGGATACCAACTGCCGCTAGTCGGTGACCGATAATAGCGACCCTTGCCCTCAGCCTCCACGGACTCAAGTTTTTCCTTTTCCGTGTCCATAATCAGTAGTCCTTCATCTTGGAGCGTGGATGGGCGGCTTTGATCTTGGAGATGACTTCCTTGAAGCCACTATCGGGTCGGCGGATTCCAAGACGAACGGGGTCGATCAGCACGGGAGCGGAGGCGATGAACTGATCGACCTGCACTTCGCCGCACTTGGGACAGGGAGTCTTGCAAGGCTTCTTCCGATCCTTGATGAGATGGAACTCCTCGAATCGGTGGTCACACGCCCCGCAGCGGTAGTCATAATTCGGCATGGTGTAGTACCGTATTTATCGGCACTCATCATGCGGATTATGGTTCAGAATCTCGAAAAGAGAGCGTTTGTCACCCGTCGCAGCCAACCCATCGGAGCATGAGTCGGAGGTTCCTCCCCCGTGCGCACGAGAGCGGGCGCAGGGGCGGGCGTGGGCGCATCCACGGGCGTGGGCGCAGGGGCGGGCGGGCGGACGGGCACAGGCATAGGGGCGGGCGTGGGAGTCGGTACAGGCGGTGCGCAGACCTCCGCTTTGTCAGGCAGAATCTTCTTCGTGGTCTTGCGCCGTGCCTTCTTCGACATCATTCTCTCCCATTTCCCGACCATCGACCTTGTCCGATCTGCTCGACATTGGATTCCTTGACCCAATAGGTTTCGGGACCCCAATCCCCGCTTGTCGTCGTGACGAGATACTGCTTCCCGTGGTTCGGATGGTTCTCGACCCTGCGGACGACCGCAGACCTCTGCTCCTCCCGAAGCCAGACACGCTCACGCTGCGGACGGGTGTAGACCGATTCCCTATTCTCGCTGTCCATGACGAATGCCCTCCTGAGCAACCTGTATGTAGGCTACATATGGGACGGAGCCTCAAATCATGCCTATGACCATGTCCATTCCCGAAATTCTCACGAAAATCATGCGATCCGCCAAGAGCAAGGAAGATGTCGTCCGCATGCTGCGTGAGAATCAAAGCCATTGCTTGAAGCAAATCCTCCACTATGCGTTCATCGACAAGGGCAAGTGGTATCGCAAGGACTTGCCGACCTACACGCCCGATGCTTCGCCCGAGGGTCTGACGATGACGAGCCTGTTCCAAGAGAGCAAGAGGCTGTACATCTTCAAGGACATCTACAAGTTGCAGCCTGAGCGCAAGGATGTCCTCCTCACCCAAATCCTCGAATCGGTGCATCCGAGCGAAGCCAAGATCATCAAGGAACTCTTCGAGGGAACCTTCGGTCGTGCCTATTCGCTCGACAAGAAGATCGTCCTTGAGGCATTCCCCGACCTCGGGGCTACGGTGCTGTCTTCGTGACCGACCGTTCGTAGTCCGCAAGGAACCACGAATCGACCACATCGGACAGCGGACTGCCGCAGTTGCCGACATCCATGAGACTTGCCAAGTCCACTCCCGTCTTCTCCTTATGGGCGGCGATCATGGCGCATTTGTCGGCATTTCCCTTGCCTGTGGCGTGTTTCTTGAGGGCGGTGGGCGATACTAGCGTGAAGCCCAACCCGTGTTGCCACAACTTGTGCTTGAGCAAGCCGCAGTTCTCACCGAGATGGAACACCCTTCCCTTGGCTCCCATCGCATAGTCTTCGATGAATATGCGGTCGGCACCGATGCAGAAGGGGACAGCCCACGATGCGAGTGAGTTGAACCGTCCCTCGGGACTCTGATACTCGGGTAGCCGATGACCGTGCCAACTGAATCCCGTCACCCCGCCAACGCCTTCCCCCTTCTTGGTGGGGCTGACATAGTGGCTCACGGTTTCCCACCCGCCGTCGAGCATGATGGTCAGGGCAGGGCAGGTCATGCTGTAGTCGATGCCGACGATCTTCACGGGGATATCTAGCGGAGCAACCATGAACATCGACACGATCAAGCAGATGGTGGAGACGGAACTCAAGATCGACGGCACCGAACTCGGTGACGAGAGCCTCCGCATCCCCGTGCTGCACGGCAAGTTCCTCAACATCTTCCACGATGAGTCGCTCATCCTCCGCAAGTTGGATGCCGACTACCGCATCCTGCGCAAGCGGAAGTGGGAGTGGTACAACGGCAAGATGTCCCAACAGGAACTCAGCGATGCGGGATGGGAGCCGTTCGCCACCCGCATCCTCCGTCAGGACATGGATGTCTACATGGAAGCCGATCCCGACCTGACGAAGGCGATGCAGAGGATCGACCTACAGAGGGCGAAGGTCGAGTACCTCGACTCGGTCATCAAGCAGATCAACAACCGCAATTGGGTGATCCGCAACGCCATCGAATGGCGCAAGTTTATGAGCGGCGTGTCATAAGTACCCTGCCATGCCGTCGATTGAAGTCCGCACCATGAACTCGGCAAACCTCCGTGTCATCACGGAGAACGCCGTGGCGCACGAGTTGCAGGACTACTTCACATTCGAGGTGCCTGGTGCGAAGTTCACGCCCGCCTACAGGCGCAGGGTGTGGGACGGCAAGATCAGGCTGTTCAACGCCTACTCGGGTCTGCTTCCCGCAGGACTGCTCGACTACCTCGCCACCTTCTCCCGTGACCGTGGCTACGAGATGCAGGTCGATTCCGCCGTGGCGCAGCCCGAGATCAAGCACGACTGCGAGAAGGTCAAGGGCATGATCGAAGCCCTCAAGCCGACCTCCGATGGCAAGCCCCTGTCGCCGCACGACCATCAGGTCGATGCCGTCTGCCATGCCCTGAACCACTCACGGTGCGTCCTGCTCTCGCCCACCGCTTCGGGCAAGAGCCTCATCATCTACAGCCTGTGTCGGTACTACCAACAGGTCATCGCCCCCACCCGCAAGATACTGATAGTCGTCCCGACCATCTCGCTCGTGGCGCAGATGTACGGCGACTTCAGGGACTACTCGTCCGAGGTCAAGTGGGATGCCGATGCGAACTGCCACAGGATCGTCGGGGGCGAGGCGAAACTCACCGACAAGCAGATCGTGATCTCCACATGGCAGTCGATCTACAAGATGCCTAGGGCGTGGTTCGACAACTTCGAGGTGGTCATCGGTGACGAGGCGCACCTGTTCAAGGCGCAGAGCCTCAACGGGATTATGAACAAGTTGGTGGACTGCCCCTACCGCATCGCCCTCACGGGAACCCTCGACGGCAGCAAGATTCACAAGTTGGCGATTGAGGGTCTGTTCGGTCCCGTCCACAAGGTCATCTCGACCAAGGAACTGATGGACAGGAACCTCCTCACCAACCTGCGGATTGAGTGCATCATGCTCCGATATCCCCCCGAGGTTCGGAAGAGCGTGTGCGGGTTGGACTACCAACATGAGATCGAATGGCTCGTGGGCTGCGAGAAGCGCAACGAGTTCATCGCCTACCTCGCCAAGGCGACCCGAGGCAACACGCTCGTCCTGTTCAACTTCGTGGAGAAGCACGGCAAGCCCCTGCATGACCTGATCGCCAAGGTCTGCGGAGACGAACGCAAGGTCTACTTCGTGGCGGGCGAGACGGAACTTGAGGAGCGTGAGGGCATCCGTGCCATCGTGGAGAAGGAGGAGAACGCCATCATCGTGGCGAGTTACGGGACATTCTCCACGGGCATCAACATCAAGTCCCTGCGGAATGTCGTGTTCGCCTCCCCGAGCAAGTCGAGGATCAGGGTGCTACAGAGCATCGGTCGGCAGTTGAGGAAGAGCCAAGGCAAGCACATCGCCAAACTGTACGACCTAGCCGACGACCTCCATGACGGCGAGAACCTCAACTACACCCTCAAGCATTTCCTCAAGCGTGTGCGCATCTACGAAGCCGAGGAGTTCCGATACAACTTGGTCAAGATGCCGCTCGACATGAGGATCGAACGCCCGAGGAGCAATCCTTGACGCAGTTCTACCCGATCAGGTTGGTGCGGCTTGTGACGGGCGAGACTCTCGTCACGGGCATCGGGGAGAGCGGCAAGAACAACTATGTCCTAGAACGACCTATGCTCCTCGTGACGATGGCGGTGGAGGGAGAGGGTGAGGGCAATGGCGACTTGCCGCAGCAGGTCAGCGTTGCCATGAAGGATTGGATCGACTTCACTAGCGACGACTACATCATGGTTCGCAAGGACATCGTGGTGTGCATCGTGAAGCCCGTGAAGGGGATCGTCTCCGACTACATGCAAGCCAAGATGACTTCCGACATCATGGACGACATGATGGAGCGGGACAACCGACCCATGACGGTCGATGACCTTGCCCGTGAGGATGACGGTGGCGGGGTGGCTGACTCGCCCGATTCGGGCAAGGATGATCCGCAACGCCCTGACGAGTTCCCTGGTTGGGGTGGCAATCCCGACTTGAGTTGAACTATTCCCTATGGTTCTTGAGGGAAAAATACAAGATGGTGCGAAATCG